TGCAAGCTTGAGCAGCGTCTTGATGTTGCGGCCGCTGATCATCGGGAACTCCTTGGCGAGTGCGGCGATTTCCTTGGGGAACAAGTCCACCTGGTAGTTGTCCGCAAGGACCTCCCAGATAAGCTTGGACTGATCCTCACTGGGCAGCTCATATTTGATGTGAGCAATGCACCGCGACATGATGGCGTCATCAATTGCGGTGGCACGGTTGCTGGTCATGAACAGAACGCCCCTGTACCGTTCCAGCAGGCGCAGGAACACACCGACTATGGCGTTCTGTTGGATGTCGTTCTCGCGTGTCCTGGTATACACGTCGGCCTCGTCAAGTAACAGCAACGCGTTCCAGCGCATGGCGCGCTTGAGCACGATGATCAGTTCCTTCTCGAGTTGTTCGTGTGTGATACCGAGCTGCGAGCATTGCACCATGTAGATCGGTATCTTGATCTGCTCGGCGAACACCTCCGCGGTGAGCGTCTTGCCTGTGCCAGGTTCGCCGGTTGACATGACGATGACACCCCCCGTCTTGCCGCTCACGATGTCGTCCATGATGTTGGTGGCCGTTTCGATCAGGATGCTGACCAGCTCCTTGGTGTCGGATGGCAGGATCAGCTTCTTCTGGATGTCGGGCGCCCACTCATATTCCTGGAGGCAGTTGATGTGGCACTTGATGAAGTCGTCCGAGTCGAAGTCGAAGACCTGGAGGTAGGGGTGAACGGGTAGGACAACTGAGTTGTCGTCCTGCTCGTCAACCTCCTCCGCTTCACCGTCGTCATCATCGTCCTCTCGGTCGACTTTGACGGGTTTGTCCAGGAGGTCGTACTTTTTCCAGAAGGTACCATTGACGGTACCCTTGGCGACTGACTTGTCGTCCTCCTCGTCCGGTTCCTCGTCACCGTTCCAATCAATGACAACCCGAGTGGGTTTGCCATCCTTGGTCAGCGAACGCACCTTGACAGTCCTGCTACCCCACCAGTCGCTCTTGCCCTGAGCTTCGCAGCGACCGAACGCATTGAACTGCTTGCCGGTCAGCTTGTACGTGTCGAAGAACCGCTTGAGCTCGGTTTCATATGTGCCGTAGGACTTTTCCTTTTCAGGGAAAAGCTCAGCCTCCTCAAGCAGGTCGGACACGGTGCGGCGTTCAGCTCCAAGCATATCGTCATTCCAATTGAATGACGCATTGACGACCGCTTCATCCCGGTACGCGCATACCCTGAGCATGCAGTATGCGGGGGTGTAGTATATCTCCCCGGAGTAACCGCGGTGGCGTTCCTTTTTGTGCCAGGTGATGCTGTTGACATACCATGGTAGAACCTGGCCGTCGTCAGCACGCATGAACAGCAGGTGGTGTGGCAGGCGCCGGACGAACTCGATCAATGCGGTCTCGAGCTGTACGGAGTTCTTGATCTTCACACTGTCCGGATCGGCACGCAGGTCCTTCCACATATTGAGGCGACGGGACAGGCCACGGTTATCCGTTTCGGATACCTTGGCGATCTTGTCGACCTCCTCCTTGCTGACCTTGGTGATGTCGAGAGCTATGTTCTGGAAATCATCCCGGTGGATGATCTCAGGCACGACCTCGAGAGCTCTTTGGCGACCCAGGGCGGCCACGAGCGAATTGACTTTTAGTTTAATGAGCATGTGTGGTTATTTTGATTTTTGGATTTTGTGGATCACCGGGAGCAGCACGACAGCGCCGAACCAGGCGAACCACCAGGCGATGTATGGGTTCAGATGCGGCACGTGTCCTCCAGGTTCGTGCTGATGTACCTGCCGTTGATTCTCAACTTCAGCACACCGTGTTCGCTGCGGGCATGGGTGATGCGCGCTGCCTTGGTATCCTCCGTTGTGTTGCTGTTCTCAAACGACCAGTACAACGCACGATGGCGCAGCGCCTGCCGGATCCTCGCCGCGCGTGTCACTGTTGACTCGAGCGACCGCAGCTTGCTTGAGGGGCGCTCAGGCGGTGGTGAAGCCGGACCGGTACGCGGACGCAGGTGGGGTGGTTGCTTCTCAGGGAAGCTAACACCGCCGCCGTACTTCCGTACCAGGTTCATTTCGTGAAACGACCGGCGCACGGCACGGTCGTCCACGGGTTTTATAGGATCATCAATGACGATGTACGATGCTCTGTTTCCTTCGATGACTGGAGGCTTGGCGGGTTGTGATCCGCTCAAGGCCTTCCGTTTCGCTAGCTTTTTCTGCTGTCGTAGGTTTAGGCTCATGTTTTTGTTTTGTTGTTTACTGACACTGACGAAATTTGAAAAGCTTGGGATGATCCAGCATCATCCTTATTAGTAGCCGGACAGGACCGGGTATGGGATTACCGTGCTCCCAACCACGAACAGACTGCTCAGTTGTGCCGAGTATCTCAGCAAGTCGCTTTTGGGTTATGTCGTAACGCTCCCTGATGTCCAGTAATCGGTATCGGAATTTATCGTTGGTATTTTTCATGTGACGACGCGCGGCGCAAGGCCGGGGTTCCTCACCGTTTCAAGTAGGGCAATGCACTCAGCGACCAGATCAGCCGGTTGCAGGTCCTGGCGCTTCAGGTGTATCGTGCATCCCATCCGGTAATTGTAGCACAGCAGTTCGCCACCACTCTTGTCGAGGCGGTCCACGATCAGCACGCGGTCCTCACCGCATTGCACGTTCATGTACCGGTTGGCAACCTGCTTCACAATGACGAGTGGCTTCACGTTCTTTGCGGGTTTGGCTGGGGCTGGTGCGTCGTCATCGTCGTCTAACAGGCCCTTGGGTGGCCCCTTGCGTGCAGCCATGTCGATATGCGGGGGTCCTACCCTCCGAGTTGGTGCGATGATTGGGTTGTCATCATCGTCATCCAGCAGTCCTTTCGGGGGACCCTTAGGCCGGTTCTTGGGCCTATGAAGCACAATCGCCGCATTTACGCGGCGCATTGCAATACGATCCTTTTGAGTGATTTGCTTTTTGTTCATATTACCATTTCGGTTCCGCTGCTGTGCGTTCCTTGTTCGACCGTAGATCGAACGTCTGTGAGTTGGGTTGATCGGGGTTTTGCCTGGGCGCGTACACGTTGCAGCGTGCACCTCCGTTAAGGAGGAACACACGGTGAACGATGGGAGCGGGACCCTCGTCCTCCTCCCAAAATGTTGAGCGTTTGTTTTTCATGTGATCAGTTGTATAGTCGTCCGTTTCAGTTGATTACCCGGATGAGCGTGCCTTGGTAGTTGCTTTCAGTGATGACGGTGGGATCCTCGCGGTCGTTGTTGTCACCCTTGGTGACCCACTTGCCAAACATGTTCTTCCGGACAATGCGGTGGATGACGAAATCGCATCGCACGTCATTATGTCCTGGAGGGCAAGGAAACCAACCGGGGTTGGCGTATTGAACAATCATTCCGACCCTTAGGTCCTTGAACGGAATGCGAACCAGCCACACGTCCTTGCCCGCAAGGGGTCCCATCGAGTGTGTGTAGTTCCAAATATGCGCTGTGTAGATTTCCCAATCAGCGCGCTGTGTGGTCGCGGCATGGAGGGAGGTCGTCAGGATGACGGCGAGTATTGCTGTTTTGAATGCGTTCATGGTTTTTCCATTAAACGTGGTTGATGTTGTTTTACAGGTATGCCGCCTGCTTGGATTGAATCGCTAACAGGGTTGAGTTGGCCTCGTCCTTGGTGGGATATGACCCGTACCGAATTTGCCTTGCTTTGGTTCCCTTTGTCAGGGACCGAAATTCGCTTGGGACTCGGACTTCAAATTCGTTCGAGTCCACTTGTTCAATGTACGCCTTGCGGGCGCATAGTTCGATATAAGCGCGCTTTGAAAGGCGCTCATATTTGATTCCGTCAATGATTTCGATTTTCATGCTGTTTTGATATGTGGGTTGCTGTCAGTGATTGCTTCCGATCCAATGCTCAGGCGTGTGCCAGCGTACGGTTGATCCTCTGCGACGATGCACGCAACGCGTTCCGGACCTCCCCGGGACGCCCTACGTGTCGTCTTGTAAACGATGACCTTGAGCCCCCGAAATGAGGGACTCGCGAGCTTCGTGTCCTTTTTGATCCAGCTCATGTGGTGTGTATGTTGGCCACGGTACGGCCGCAAAGGCGTTGATACCGTGACGTTAGGATCCTGGGTTGATATGCGCTCGCATTGATCGTGCGGGTCTTGTGTCCCCGGGTGACTGTCAGGGTTTCGCGGATCGTGAAGGATTGATCACCCTTCATTCCGATTTCGCGTCCAGGTTGTTCCTCGCAACGGCGGGTGCCGTGGCACTTGGGGGACGCACCGTAAATGTCCTCCCATATTTCCTCGAAGAACCCGAGTTGCTCGAATTGTGAGTCCATGATGTTTGTTTTTGTGGGTTGTGGGTGATCAGCACATGAGATCGTAATGGGGATCCCCCGGGCGCGGGCAAAATGGCTTCCAAGCCTCACGGTGTCCGACCTTTTCGATTTGAACAATTCCCCATTGTGCGTCCGACGTACCGTCTTCCTTTAGCTCCGTAGGATCAAATGCCCCTGAACCCGTGGGAAGGGGTGCGCGTTCATGCGAACATCCGGTAAACGTGACAAGGCCGTTGTCACGGTAATTTATGTCAAATACCTGACATGATCTGACTTCCGTTCCCTTCCGCATCCTCGTGGTCATCAGGAGGACGTCACCAATTTTGTATGATTCCAGTGTATTCATTTGATGTGGTTTTGTGGGTTATGTTCAGTACAGGGGAAGGAATGATGCACCGTCAATCTTGTGACGGCGGGCAAAGGCGCGTGCATCCTTCTTTGTGTTGAACACACTAGCCTTGTCGATTGACGACGTAAACTCAGGATTCATTGTCCACGTCAGACGCATGAAGAATTGTGTTCCCCTCGCGTTTTGAATTACGTATGATGTGCGATGTTTCATGGTTGTTCCATTTGTTTGGTTATCGTTGAGTAACATGCTGATAATCATGTTCCGGATACACGGAATCGCAATAGCAGACCCAAAAAAAGGACGGAATAAACCGTCCTTAGGTACCTACCAATCAACGACTTACGTTTTTACATCCGGAATGCGTCAGGACTGACAGCTTTTAGGAACTCACTCAATTGAACCGCACAAACCGTCTGACGTGTGCGGGGCCCCTCTGGCCATCGAACAATGACACGCATCCGGAGGTACAGGTCACAATCCGCCTGCAGATGATGGCCCTTTTCCCGCAGGTAATGGTCCAAGTGGATCGAAAGGAACACAAGGGCTTCACGCTTGTCCCTGCGTGTGATCAATAGCCAATGCGGGGTTCCTGCGTGTTGAGCTGCCCGTTCAGCCTGCATGATGAACTGCTCAAACTCGGTTGCTTTGTGCCTGTAGCATCGGTCGAACACATCTGCGAAGGTGGTTTTGCGGTAGCCACGTTTCAGTTCGATTGTCACACACTTGAGCAGGGGTTGTCCTATGGGATCAACAGCAGCGATGTCACCTGCATGACCGAAGGTTTTCTTGCCACTTTGCCAACGCACAGTAGCACGGCCACCACTGTTCGATGATCGCCAGAACACATCATCTCGCTTGCCACCTGTCCACCACTTGGACAAGGTCACACACATCAGCCGTTCAAATGATGATCCTTTACCCATGTTCGTGCTCAAATTTAACACTTCGGACTTCAACAGAGAATCCGTCATGGAATTTCACGATGTCACCAGGCCTAGGAATACCAGCAAGTCCCACCCAGTAGAAAAAGTCGGGATAACCCTTCTGACTGTTCGTCATAAGCACCTTGAACCGATTGCCCGTTGAATTAATTGGTATTCGTTGAAGCACGGCGTTCCTTTTTGTCACGTTCAGTTAACCAATCGAAGTAATCCAATTTCGCTCGGCGCATCTCAGGCCATTTCCTTTTCACCTGCTGCATTGATCGCCCTAGGATTTTGCCGATGTCTGCGGGTGACCGTCCACATTGGACCTTCATGTATTGCAGGATGGATTCTTCACGCAGAGTCCAATCCCCATCATCGAACCCACCCCAGTCGGGTTTGAACGGACGCTTGCCCTTTAAGATGTCATCAATGGTGTTCCACAATTCGCTGAATTCAACCTTGAGTGTCTTAGCGATGAATTGCTTTGGACATCCCCTGATGTAAAGCCAAACCGCCGATCTAATGTCTTCTTCTTTCACGGGATGAATACGGGGTTGAGTTTCTCAATGATCGGATGCCGAGCAGTTCGCACACGTCCTGCCAACCTGTTTGCGTGACCTTGTCGTCAACGAGGTTGAACACCGGGGTGCCCTTCAATGGCAATTCGACCAAGGGTCGGTTGCGATGCACGATTGACCTGCCACGGTCGCTACGGATCGTCTGATAGGCTTTGCTGTCCTCCTTCAACCCACCATTCAGGTATTTGATTGCGGTGATCTCACCGACTCCACCAACTCCAGGTATCTCATCGGTCGAGCAGCCTGCAATTGCCTTGACGTGCGCCCAGTGGCGGGGGCTGATGCCGAACTTCCGTTTGAATGATTGCAGGGTGGTCATGACCGGAGGCACTTTGAAGTTGCCCGGCTTCCATACTGACACGTTGAACCGTATGAGCTGGAAAAGGTCGCGGTCAGCGCTGACGATGATCCCGGTGTCATCATCGCTCAAGTTTTCGGATACCGATGCAATGATGTCGTCCGCTTCATATCCCTTCTCGTACAGGACGTTCTTATATCCAATACGCGGCAGGTAATCCATCATCAGGAGGTCAACCTGGTGCGTGAGCTGTTGACGAGCAGTCTTTTCCTCGTTGCTCATCATGTCGATTGACTGGGGACCATGCCGGTTGAGTTTGTACCCCCGGTAGATTCGTTGCCTTAGGGGTGCCCCATGATCGAAGCAAAACACCAGGCGGTCACACATAAATCGATCCTGCATCCCCGCCAGGTCGCGTAGAAACCCGTAGATCACCCCTGTCTTGATGCCATCATATGACAGCCTGCCCATCGCGTAGAAATTGCGATAGCACAGGAAGTTTACGTCTAGGATAAGGAACGTGCGCTCCATTTGTATTCCCTGAGTCGCTCGTTGGCCATGGCAGCCACCTTGGGATCAATCTCGCTACCGAAGTAAAATCGGTTCTCACAAGCGCAGGCCAATGCAGTCGTGCCTGACCCCATGAATGGATCATAAACAGTTTGACCGGGGCTGGTGAAGTTTCGGACATGGCGTTGCACGATGCCCAATGGAATGCCGTATCCATATCCATTGTACTTCGTGTGCTCGTCCGTGAACACATCGTAACGCCAATTCTCAATTTGCGTCTGCTTGGGTTTGTTCGCCCTAGGACAAAACGTCATCAGGTGAAGGAAGTTCAGCCTGTAGAGGTTTATCTTGTTCGACTTGTGCCAAATCTTGTACGCGACCACGCGCCAATCAGCCCGCTCAAACGAACGGATGATCCACGAGTGCTTGGGAATGATTCCACCACCAGCACGCCTGTCAGTGATTCCCACGGTAATCAATGGCGCCAGTCGCCTGCAATGTGCTAGGACGTTCTCAGTCACGAACACCTGGTAAGTGCTGCAGTCATCCTCGTTGGTCGGGTCGAGCTTCAGCTCCTCGAAGTCAGGTGGAACGGTGAAGATGTAGTTCACATCCTGAAGCGTCAGCATTGTGACGCAGCAATCCTCTGCAGCGATGGTGTTCGGTTTCATATGTAGCGGCTCTTGCGGTGGACTTCACACGCTTCTTCGATGTCGTTCCACACTTCACCGACAATGACACGGAGGTCTCGCTCCATGTTCTTGTCCTCAATGTATGTGATCAGGTCGCCCCGGGATCCTTTGAATCGGAGTTCCTTCGCATGGATTTCACCACCCTCGTTTTTCCAATGCTTCTCCTCAAGGAGGTAGTCGATGCACGCGCCGATGTCATCAAAGCCAAAGCTGTGGTAAATCGGGAGGGTGACCGAACGGTCCTTGCCCGTGAAGCGGTTCTTTTTGATTTTGACATGGCAAAGCATTCCCACGGTGCGAGCCTTACCACGCACCGTCATCTTGATTTTACCTTTCACCGATGACCACATCTCGAGCATGGCATAGAACTTCAGCGCCCGGCCACCTGCCCGGGTCTTTGGCTCAAACTGAGCACCAAAGCCCATGTTGTCACGGGTCTGCGAGATCATTATGAGGATGCTGTCGGTGTCGCGTAGATCGATGCAGGCTGCACGCAGATTGCGGCTGTGTACCTGTGCCTTTGAATCGGTCATGGTGCCCGCCGTCTCGGTGTCGTCAGCGATGGATTTGCGCTTCTCCTTTTGCTTCTTCTTTTCGGCATCGCTGGACAGGGCGTTCTCGGAGTCGATCACGTAGATAACCGACCGACCCTTTTTCTGGGCGCGTTGCATTGACAAGTGGAGGTGATAATAAAACTCCTCGACCGTCGTGCTGTAAACAGGCTGTCGATCCTCGTCGTATGCGGGTGGCTTTATCCGACTGGCGATCTTCTCGCCAAAGAACTTGTCGAACATCAGCGCACCGTTTTCCACGTTGTCAAAGATCAGATCGTAGTCATCGAAGCGCTTATTGATAGCAGCCTCAGCAAAGCACGTGCCAGCAAGTACTGTCTTGCCTGACGTGGAGTCACCCACAACCAGGTAGAATGCCCCACGCGTAAAAGCTCCGAACGGTCGTCCGGAGCACGCAAGGTTGAGCAACGTATTGCCCGAACTGAGCAGTCCCTTTGACGGCTTTTCAACCGTCTTTTCGGTGAGGGCATCTTTGATTTCATCTGTTTCTTTCATTGTAAATTGGTGGGGAGGTTACGTACTCCCCCTGAGTGATTAGCTCAACGTCCTGGTTGTGGTGGATTGCACCGCCCCAGCAACTTGATCAGTCTTCCAACGAGCGACGCTTGCGCGGGGCCTCGTCGTCATCATCCCGTTTGCGGCGTGGCGCGTCATCGTCATCGGATGATTTCTTCTTGGGGGTCTCGTCACCCCAGTCATCATCGTCATCCTTCTTTTTCTTCGGGGCTTCGTCATCGTCGTCCCGACGTTTCTTTGGACGCTCGTCATCGTCCTCAGAAGCCTTCTTCTTGGGACGCTCGTCGTCATCGTCCAAGGCCCGCTTTTTCTTGGGGGCCTCGTCGTCATCATCGGCCTTCTTGCGAGGACGATCCTCTTCATCCTCGTCACGCTTGCGGCGCGGTGGCTCGTCGTCATCATCGAGCGCCTTTTTCTTGGGACGCTCATCATCGTCGTCCGAGGACTTCTTCTTGGGCTTTGCGTCCCAGTCGTCGTCATCGTCGGCCTTCTTCTTCGGCCTGTCCTCGTCGTCATCAGACGACTTCTTCTTTGGACGGTCTTCGTCCTCGTCGGCAGCCTTCTTTTTCGGCCGCTCGTCCTCATCCTCGTCCCGGCGCTTCTTCGGACGATCCTCGTCGTCCTCCTTTTTCTTGTCGTCGCCATCGACCTGGAGGAGGATCGCCTTCAACTTGTCGTATGACAGGAGACGGATCAGGTCGTCCAGGCAATGCGCCTTGTCAACGATTGAGTCCTTGTACGTCTCTTTCCGTTCCTTGAGGTCGATGGCCGTCACTTCACAGAACTCATTCTGCCCCATCTTCTTTTTGACGACTGTGAGCTTGAGGGTCTTCCCTTCGACTGGGTCGTGGAAGTTTTCCCAACCCTCGTCGTCCTCGTCGGCACTGATGCGTGCGTCCAGGAGCTTGCCGAACAGGTGATAGGACAGCTCCATCAACTGGATGCCCGAATCCCTGTCCTTGCAGTCGATGACGTTGAACATCTGCCGTTCCTTTGGTGCCATCCCCTTTATCTGGTCGGGGTCGGCATCCGGGTCCCGTGCCATCTTGCCACGGTACTCACAGATCGGGCACCGTTCCTTGTTTGTCTTGTGCAGACAGACGTAGGAGTCCCCACCGGGACCGATGTCCCTGTGGATGTAGAACGTGCGCTCGTAGTGCAGCGCACCCTTGTCGGCAAAAGGATTCCCCTCGCCGACTTCATACGGGATGATGTCAATATACATGACACCCTCCTTGAGCTTGAGGCGCTTGACGCCATCAGGCACTTTGATCGAAGTGGACTCGAAGCCACTCGTGTGTTTCTCCGCTCGGTCTCGTGCAGACGTGACCCGGCGGCGTTCCCTATCTTGTGAGCTCATATTTCGTTTTATGGTTTTGGTTTATTCCTTGTCAGCGAACATCTTGTTTGCCCTGAGGAATCCCAGTCGGATTGCCTTGGTGCAGAAATAGCAGGTGATCGGCGCAGCGATCATCGTAGCGAGCATTTTGAAATAGTACGGATCCATTTATTCCCTTTCCCTTGTTGCCCTGCCACGAGCGCGGAACTTGGCATCGTCCTCGACAGCGCGGCGGAGCTCGGGTGAGTTGGTGATCTTGGGGTCTGAGAAATAGTTTTGAGCGTGCAACGAAACCAACATGGTCAATGCGCGTTTGCGGTGTTCAAGCGCAGTGACTGCACCCTGCATGATATCCATGTGGTGTCGTTTCTCCTGCACCACCTTTTGTGCTGCTATGTACCGGGGTCGAACGGTGACCGCGGCATTGATCGATGCCTCGGTGGTCTTCTCGGGCAGGTCGAACGCGGTTGGATCCTTGCGAATCTTAGCATTGATCTCAGCCGCGACGACCGAGAGGGCTGACGATGCTTGGTCGTAATCGCGCCGTGCGTCGGCCAGTCGCTGCGAGTACTCAAAGTAAAGGGCGGGTTGACCCAGCCATTCCTTGTCCAACTGCATCTTGTCAATGTCGAGAAAGCTCATGTTGTGTGTATATTATCGACCGCTAACGCTGTGGCACGCCAGGATCAACCCAGCACGCTTGCTGTCATAGAAATTAAACTGAAAGCGCTCGATGACTTCCGCAGCACGCGGCGCCATTTTGCCGCCCCCTAGGATGACTTGTGACATGTACCCGAGCACCAGGTAACGTGTGCTCTCAGGTTCGTCGGGCATCGTCTTGAGGATTTTGGCGACCTCCACCCATGGCGCGTGGTTCAACAACGCACGCGCCAAAGCGATTGATTCGGTTTGGACGCCCGCCTTCTCAATCGTGTCGAGTTGCTCGGATTCATCCAGGCCCACAATCTTGTTGAGCAACACCAGCGCGTACCGTGCCGATCCCATTGAACATTCAATGATCTTTTCGGTGACCTCGTCGCTGAGCTTGATTTTCTCCTGGTCAGCAATGTCCTTAATTAGCTCCTGGAGGGATGACATCGCCATCTCACGCAGCTTCACTTCGGTGCAGCGCGTCAGGATCGTCTTGATCAGCTTTGCCGGGTCGGTTGTTGCGAGGATGAAATAGACATGCTTCGGTGTGTCCTCGAGCGCCTTCAGCAAAGCGTTCTGGGCGTCGTTTGAAAGCTTGTGCGCTTCATCGATCACCCATATCCGGCATTTGCCGTGGATCGGTGAAAGGGTCATGCGCGTGCGAATCTCGCGCACCGTGTCAATGCCCCGGAAGTCGGCGGCATTGATCTCCTGGAAGTCACCGGCGCTGCAATCCAGCTTCGAGACTAGGATGCGTGCCAAGGTCGTTTTGCCACACCCTGACGGACCAGTCAGCAGCAATGCGTGTGGTACGCGTTCATCCCTCACCATTTGATGCAGAACGCGCACAGCGTCAGGCTGGCCGACGACTGTCTTGAACGCCTTGGGGCGGTGTTTGAGATATAGTTCCATAAATTAGTTATTTGCTGCAATCCGCCCAGGCGTAAGCTTCCTCCTGAGCGCAATCTTCGGGTGACTCAGTCAAATCACCCTTCACATTTTCCAGTGCCGATCCAGACATGTCCCATCCTAGCAGCCATGAAACACCGATTAGTTTCCTGACTCGTCGAGTGTATCGAAATCTCCAGATTATGGTTTTCATGTTAGTTGTTCATTGCTGCGAATAGGCCTTTGGCGCTTGAATACATCTGACCATCGAACTCGTAGATGATCTGATCCTGGTGGATATCGACCTTGACCTCCTTCTGTTGGAACCACGTCTTACCCGGCGGGGCGATCTTGGTTTCAACGACCAACGGCACAATGATCCACTTGTAGTGTTCCCTGAGCAGGACCTCCACGACATGATGAACGATGCGTGTGTAGTCGTCCACCTCGTCAATCGGCACGTCTGCAATCAAGCAGTCGTGAATCTGACCGACGAGTTTGGTCTTCATCCCCCGCTTGCGAAGTATCTTCTGAATCTTGATCAGCGACCACAATAGGCAATGGAACGCTGACCCCTGCACCGGGAAGTTGATGACCTGGTTTCGCTCAAACGAACCCGCAACGCGGAAGCCCGTCAGTGTGTCGAAGTATCCCTTTGACACGTACTCATCAAACCAGCGGCGCTTCCACTTGCCGTACACAGTGAATCGGTTGTTCCAGAAGTCATGTTCGACCTCTTGGACGTGCCGCAAGAACGTGCCCTTCTCTGGCTTGGGATAATTACCCTCCTCGTCCTTTTCGATGCTACCCAGTTCCTCAATACCGTTCTCCTTCAGTCGTGTGTAAAGCGACTGGCCGTCAGGCAATTTGAACTCGCGCCGTTCAATGTTCTCCCACAAGTTTTGCGCGACGCTGTGCCACCAGTCGCCGTAGAACTCAGGGAACACGAAGTCGTTCTTCGCCGAGTGCCTTATCTCCTTGGTCACTTCCTTTTTCTTGAGAAAGTAAATCTGCATCGCCATGTCCCGGTGCATGTCCTTGGTTGAGTCCTCAAGGTACTCAATCATAACCGGGTCCTTGTGGTAACAAGCAGCCACACCAACCTCAGCACCCTTGAAATCGTGCTCAATCAGCACGCAACCTTTGGACGCAATGACGCAGTTGCGTATGAGTTCACCGATGCCAGGATCCCTGATGGGCATGTTCTGAACACTTGGTGAGTCGGCTGATCCCCTGTAAGTGATCACCGTGTGGAGGTTGTAGACCGGGTGTATTCGATCACCGACGACCTCCCTCCTGATGTTGCTCAGGTATGTCCCCTTGGCTTTGATCAGTTTCTCAAGCTTAAGGTACCCTTTGATGAAAGGCAGATTCAACCGCTCAAGTGCCTTCTCGTCAGCCTTTGCACGACCCCCGGACGTTGAGTCGCGTGGTATGTATCCCAACCCGCCCATGCGCTTTGGTAGAAACAGGAGGTCGGCTAGTTGGTCGCGTGACCCAAAGTTTGTCTTTGCCCCAAACTTACGGCGCCAGGCCCTGCCGATCTCGTGGTCGCGGATTTTGTCACGCAAGTTTTGGATGCGCGTGCCTGTGTTCTCAATCGCCCAGTCAAGGTACTCAACATCGATCCGTATGCCGTTCGCCTCCATCTGCGTCAAGGCGATAACGCCCTCATGCAGGAGCTCGTACCCGGGATCAATCGCTGGATTCAGTCGCATGGCGTGCTTCTAGTTGTCGGAATTGTTTGCGGGCGGCTTTGATCTCCAGGAATGTGTCCATGCCACAATACAGCAGCAGTTGGCGCATGTCTATTTCCTGCTTTGCGTGGTTGAGTTTCTGGCCTTGGGCGGGTTTGAGCAA